GGTGGAGAGTTTTCCAAACGGGTTCATATGTGTTGGTCTTTCTGTGTCAGGTTCTTGTTTTGGTTCAGGTTTCAGGTTTTTCGGCTGTTCGTTTCGATCGTTTTCCTAGCTGTAGAACCTGTGGAGGTGATCCAAGAGGATCTGCACATCGTTGTCCATGAACGTCTGGCTCTTATCGAACAGACCCATGGGGGACCGAATGCGCTCGCCGATCGTCTTGCTCGTGGGGCGAGTTTGGAACACGTACTTGAGCCCGAGATCCCGGTCCTCTTCCGTGATGTTGAGGAGCTCGGACTGGTAGGGTTCCAGGTCTTTGATCGCCATCCGCTTGGCGGCGACCACGGTGGAGAAATACGCTTCCACACCGTTGTTGGCCAGCGCTCCCTTGATGGGCACGCTGGTCTTCATCTCCATCGCCTTCTCGTCGAGGACATCCTTGACGTGGGCGGTGACGATGACGGGTTTGCCGAAGGCCACGACCTTCTGCTGCATGAGGGTCTTGAAGAACTGCTGATACTGGCCCCAGGCCTGCATCGTGTTCACGGCCCCATGGATGTACTGGGTCTCGAACATGTCCATGAGGAAGGTCAGCGAGTCGAGGATGATCCCGTCGAGTTCGTCGATGTTGGCGGTCGCCTCGTCGAAAGCTGTCCAGACCTCATACGGATCTGAGATCCGCATAGGCATGAACTTGTTCCGGAACGGCAGCCGCTTGCCGGCTTCGCTGTTGAGGTAGGCCCAGCGCTCCTGGTTCCGGATGTTGCGGAGCGAGGCGCTCTTCCCCATCGAGGAGTAGCCGACGATCAGCACCAGCTGGTCATTGACCTCGCCGTCGAGAGGTTCGTCGGGCAGTTCGGCCTGCATTGAATCGGCCATGTGTCAGGTTCCTTGGTTCGCCTTAAGGCGTTGAAGTGGTGGACTGGCAGACCCATCACCCCAGGAAAGGGGTAACGATCCTGCCAGCCCGAAGCTTGAGAGGTGGTTCAGGCCGCGTCGTCCAGTCGCGAAAGCTTCTTGGACACAGTGACCATGATGGTGCTCTCGATCTCGTCCTCGCTGAGGCTGTCTCTCAGCTTCTTATTGAAGGTGTGAACTTGAGAGCTCACGTCGGCGAGGCTCATGCCGCCGTCCACAAGGGCCAGGGCATACTTGATCATCTGATTGTTCCGGTTTCCCGAAGCAATCCGTTGGGCGAACCAGCGCTCTAGGTTATCAAGAGACTGAAGCTCCCGGCTCTCAGCGCGATACTGCTCATTCCGAGTGGTCTTAGGAATGAACGGCAGAGCGTCAAGAAGAACACCTTCATTATAGTGAAAATCGCCGCCATCGTAACTCTCCCACTTCTTTTCGCGCTTGTTAGCGCCCTCATCGGACTCGAACGGCAACCAGCTCATGACTGAGGTCATGAACTCCTTGTAGTCGTCCGAGTCCAATCTCAAGAAGTAGTTGATCGGAAGGATCAGGCGGAAACGTTCGCCTTTACCTTCCTTCAAGTGGCTCTTCGTGGTGTAGGTCAGGAACTTGTACTCCTTGAACAGCTCGTGAACTGTCTGGAGAGTGCTCGTCCCATCCACGTCGATGACCACCATATTGAACCCCGGAAGGGTGTTCTCTTCCGTCCGGTGCTCGTTCTTGAAGTGGTGATTGGCCCAGTGCATCCCCGGCGCTTGGGTCAACTGGTGAAGCTGATCGAAGGGCACGGTCTCGCCGAGGTAGTTGTAGGCGTAGTGGTCGGAGTAGGAGACCACCATCTCGTCGAGGTTCGTTTCCTTCAGCGCGTCACCGCTGAAGAACTCGATGCCGTCGGCGAAGGTCTTCTTGATGATGATGTGGTTCTTGTAGCCCCAGCTGATCGCCAGGTTCATCATCTCGTCCCGGTTGCTGCGGGTCTTCGGGTAGAAGGGCAGCGTCTCCAGCAGCTCTGCGTGGGTGACCTCGTTCTCCACCTCGGCGAAGTACCTGGCCAGGCGGACCCAGGGCTGATCCCGGTTGAGGAGCGCCTGGAAGGATTTCCCGCTCTCCTCGACCAATAGGATCGCCGACATCAGGTGCTCCATCTCCACCTCGTTTGAGGCGTCGGTGAAGGCGTAGGCGCCGGCGAGCTTCAGGGCCTTGGAGTGGCGGTGGGAGAGTTCCGCCTTCTGGATCGCAGCGTGTTCCGGCAGCGCATTGGCCGCCTTCTCACACATGATCTTGTAGGTCAGCAGACGCTTGATCACGTCGTCGTCCATGGCCATCCGCCAGTCGAACCCCTGGGGGTCGGCCAGCTGGTCGAAGTGGTTCGCCCACTTCTTGATCACCTTGTCGTTTTTCGGATCCATGAGGTGGTCGAAGATCTCGTCCACGTCCTGGTTCTCACGAGCCAGCTTGTCCTCCTGACCCCAGGCGAACAGGCAGCGACGGGCGTAGCCCGCCTCGAGCATGGAGTTGAACTCCTTCTCGATCTGGCCCCCATCGAGTAGCTTCGAGGGCGTGCCGAACAGCAGCATGTTAGTGGGGGTCTTGCCGTCCACCTCCTCATCCCGCTGGTTCTCGGACGTGCTCTTGACCAGCTTCTGCTTCAGCCGGCCCTGGTCGTAGAGCTCCAGGAACGTCGTCAGCACCTCGGTGTTGGCCACCAGGTTGAAGCCGATCTCGTCGATCTGGAGGTTGATCGCCCCGCAGCCGGCGAGGAGGAGCTTCCCCCTCAGCTGCTTGACGGCCGGCGTGGTGCCGGAGTCGAACGTGTAGAGGAAGGCCCCGGCCTTGTTGTATTCCTTCTCGACCTTCTTGAACTCCTCGTCCTGGTCGCCGCCGTTCCTGGCCGCCCGCTGATTGGCGAGCTTCCAGAGGTTGCCCTCGACCAGCGTGGGGAGCGTGTCCTCCATGAAGCGGGTCTTGAACCCCTTCATGAACTCTTCCTCGATGATGTTGATCGAGTGGCCCTTGCCGTAGCCGGACGGGGCCAGAGCCAGGGCAAAGCAGTTGACGGGGATGTTCCCCCAGATCTTGGTGTTGATCGACGCCCGCATCACGGCAGCCATCTTCGAGAGGAAGTAGGCCGACTCGACCTGGAAGAACGACCTGTCGGTGTTCTGGGTCTTGTTGCAGAGAACGTCGACCATCTCGGAGAGAGCAGGGTGGTGTTCCACCCCTTCGAGGTCGATCATGATGCGAAATACCTGTCTTTCTGGGTGCACGCCGCGTAGGCGGGGCAGTAGCCGCAGGCCTTCGGTTCGCCCGGAACTTCCTTGATCACACCCTTGCCTTGCGAGGCCATGTGGGCGTGAGCGTCAGCTTTGTTGTCGAAGTTCTTGGTCGCGCGGCCGTCGGTCTTGGCTGGGTTGGAATAGTATTTCCAAACCGGCTCGGAACGCCAGAGCTCCTTGTCGTTGCACTCCGGGATCTGGCTCTCGGGGGCGTTCCGCAGCCGATGGATTTGCTGGATGCGGTTCTTCACCCAGGCGTCGACTTCCGTCACCGACAACAGGGGGAAGGTCTTCGACTCCACCCGCTTCTGCGGGTAGTTGGCCGTTCGGCTCATCATCTTCGACCAATCAGTGAAGATGAAATTGATCGTGCCGTGGTCGGCGGTGATCTTGTCCGGGTTGAGCCAGCGATAGATCGAGGGTTGGAGGATGTAGTCCTCGTCCTTGGATCCCTTGATGAAGGAGTAGACGCTGGATGCCTTGTGGTCGAACGGCACTCCATCGGCCACCATGTCGAACTTACCGCCGACTGTGAACGTGATCCCGTCGACTTCAACCTGCTTGAAGGCCCGTTGTTCAAGATAGACGGGAATGATGTCGTTCCTCGACCGGAGCTGTTCCTCGGTCGGATTGACCACCACCCGCTCGATGATCTCCTGCGGATAGCCGAGGAGCCGCATCGTGCGGTCTTTGCCCCTAATCCAGGCTTTCTCGATCGAGTCGTGGATCGAGTGACCATGAGCCCGAGCGATGTACTCGGACACGTCGGCTTCCCGTTCCTCCATGGGGATGCGGGAGACCAGGATGCTCTGTTTGATCGGCTTCATCAGCGATGTCGCCGAGATGTAGTTCGGGATGTCCTGGTGATCGTATTCGTCGTGCAGCAACCACACCGCCAGCGGCAGGTTGATGTCGAAATTGTTGGTGATCTTCACTTTGGTTCTGCCCCCCTTGGGCTGTCAGGAAGCTCCGACCCAGGAAAGGATCCGCAGATCCTTCCGGGGCCGTGCTGTTTTCGTTGTGGGGGTTAGGCGTGCTGGATCCGGAGAGCCTTCAGGATCCGGCCGGCGTAGTGGACCATCTTCTCCCCATCGTAGATGGGGTCCTGTCCGGGCTTGCCGTTGTACTGCCGGGCCGCTGCGGTGCGCCACAGCGCCTTGAACAGACAGCCTTCGTCGAAGGTCATGCCCAAGGCGCTGATGATGTCCTCGCACTCGGCCTGGTAGGGCTCCTGCTCCACCCGCTGGGGATGGTCCACCTTGACCAGGTAGTAGTTCACCTTGCCTCCGGTGAGCTTGCCGTTTGGGGATTGAAGCTTGAGGCGAGGGCTCACCTCTTCGGCCGTCAGCACCATACCTTCTCGGAGCTGCTGAAACTCAGCGTCTGTGAGCGCTTTGCCCATGACCCCACCCGGCAGAGCGCCGCCGTTGTTGAGATCGTTAGCCACGGCCTTCAAG